TCGGCGGGTTACGTGCTGCGGACCGGACCAGCGCCACACGGGTTCGCCGTTTGGGGCGAGGACCTCGTAGATGCGTCCGGCGTAGGTGATCCGGTCTCCTCGCTGCGGTTCCCGCGGCATCTGGTTATATGCCACGCCGACACACGTGGCTCCGGCCAGTTGCCTGTTCAGGAAGCCCAGACCGAGACCTTCGACGGTTCTCAGCAGTTCGGGCAGTTCATCTTCACCGCCGCGTTTGAGGAATCCCACCTGAACTTTCAGGATTTCCTCGTGCTGTGTGCGGCTGAGGGGTTTGTATTCTTCCGACAGCGGGACCACGATGACTTTCATTTCCTCAATGTCCCGGAGTTCGAATTCCGGGAAGAAGAGGACTTCCGCATGATAGTCTTCGAGAGTTCCCGCCACCGCTTCGGCGATGTCGAGGACGGCGGACATGATCACCTCCGCAGGAATTCTGCGATAACGCTTCCGACCGCCGCCATCAGCGCCAGCAGAGCCGCGCCGACAGCCGAGAGCATGGTCTTCTGCATGTCGGCGGCCGCCTTGCAGGGCGGGTGGTGGTGTTCGCCGTCCCGGAAATGCATGGTCAGCATTCCCCGGAGTTCGGCGATGTCCATCCGCGCCTGCTGGAGCTGTTCCCAGACATCCCGGAGGTTCGGGACTTCATCTTCAGCCATTGATTCCTCCAATCTCTTTTGTGTGGATGCGGCGGGTAACGTTCTGCGGACCGGACCAGCGCCACACAGGTTCGCCGTTCGGAGCAAGAACTTCGTAGATGCGTCCGGCATAGGTGATCCGGTCGCCGCGCTGTGGTTCCTGTGACATCTGGTTGATGCTTACCAGGAAATCTCGGCTCTCGACCCGGATCGTTACGCCGTATTCATTCTCCGACCGGAAGAGCGTCCGGCCGATGGTCGCGGTCATCCGGACAGAAGTTCCGCCCTTTGACAGATACTCTATCTGCACGGAAAGACACTCTTCCCTTTGGTCATTCAGCCACGCCGCCGCTTCTTCCAGCAGCCCCATTACTCCTCGGCGATGATGCCCACCGCGCGGAGAGCGGCCAGAATCGCGTTGGTTTTGCGGATCAGGGAGGCAATCGCGTCCTTGCATTCGCATTCCTGGATCGGGGCGATGGTCTCGGAGGGAGTGCCGCCCGAGTTGTCCACCAGATCGCTGATGGGGTCACCCGCGACGAATTCGGTGGCGAGACTGTAGGGCGCATTGAGCAGCACGCGGACCGTTTCCGCTTCCGCTTCGGCGGCGAGGATCGCCTTGCCGAGGTAGTGGTTCGATCCGGAAACCAGAGTCGCTTTTTGCGCACCGGCGTCCCAGTAAACGGTCGCACCGGCCGGGATCTGGCCCTCGGCTTTGGTGATATCGAAAACGCCGACCACGGCCAGACTGCCGAGAGTATCAGCCGGAATGTCGAGCCGGGCGATGCCGATCAAATCGGCAATGACAATGACGTCTCCCGCCGCAACGGGGGCGGTGGGACGGTAGTCGATGGAATCTCCTTTTTGGACGTAACGAGCAAGCATGATGTTTTTTCTCCTGTATCAGTTGTTGGTTTTTAGGGAAATCCGGACGGTTACCCGCCCGGACTGCACCTTAGTTGGCTACTCCGGTGGACTTGACCATACCGCGATGATCCTGTTCCCGGACGCCAAGGTCAAAGTAAACCCGGAACCAGAGGCCCAGAGTGTTGAAATCGGTCTCACCGCGTTCCACAGTGGGAGTGCGCTTGCCGCGCAGGAAGCCGATCTCAAAGGTGTCCGTCTGGTGCGGATTGCCGAAGAGATACCAGGCCGTCTGGCTGGCTCCATCGTATGCGCTGTTGCCAAGATACGGGCTGGACACAACTTCCAGATTTTCTTTGGACAGCACGTTCATCGCCGGACGCAGAACATTGTCCTGTCCGCCAGCCATGATGAGCGTTGCCCCCTGCGTGAGTTCAATTGCAGTGTGCTTGAGTCCGGTCGGAACCAGCAGATAGCGGGGTTCGATGCTGATCGGCTGACCATCGGCGTCAACCTGATCCAGGAAGAGTTGGATCGCCTTTTTGAGACTTTCCGCGGAAAGTGCGGAAGTCGCGCCGCCCATCAGGTTTTTGTGTCCGGAATGGAACAGCGCACGGCCGTCCGCCTGAACCGGATTTTTCAGCAGCCGGGAGAAGAAAAGCTGGTCGATCAGTCGAGCGGCTCTATTGCCCATCGCGACGGGCACTTTCATAAAGGCGCCCAAATCATCGTTGATAATCATCTTCCTCGTCAAGCAGAACTTTTTGCCGTAGGTATCGAGCTGATTTTTCGCGGATTCTTCGACGAGGCCGCCATCCTTGATTTCGCCGTCCGCAGCGACTGGGAGCAGATCGCCAACGTCAGTGAGACGGAAACGGTCGTTCTCCTTGAAGTCATTCAGGTCGCCGATGCTGCACAGCTTGGTGGCGATAACCGGCTGTGCCTCGTAAGACTGCAGGAGTTTCTTATTTGCAACATTCGAAAGGATTCCCGGCAGACTCACGGAACTGAAAGCCGCCCGGATGGTTTCATTGTCGAAGCCGTGGGAATACGGAATTCCGTCCAGTTTCATACATTCGATCAGCAGCTGGCGCAGCGGCATGTCCATGTCGCGCATCCCCGCTTCCACGGTCTGTGCTCCGTAGGATTTCTCCAGCTGATCGGCAGAGACGCCGACGCGGAGACACATTGCGGCTTCGATGGTTCTGCGGAGATCGCCGCCTTCCGGAGCGGTCTTGACGCTGATGTTGACGTTGGCGGCCGGACGCTCGGCACGGATGGTTTCCAGCACCTTCTTGGTCACGACCTCCGGAGTCCACCCGGCGCTGATCGCGTCTCTCTCAATCTCCGGAAATTCCCCGTTGCAGATGCGCTGGATAGCGCTGACGCGCTCACGTTCGGCCTTCACTGCCGCGATGGCGGCGTCTTTCGCGGCAACCGTCACATCGGTCGCGCTGGCTGTAACAGTGGCGGGAGCGGCTTCCGCTTTCACCGTATCGGGCTTCTTCTCCGGTTCTGCGGCGGGAACGGCGGGTACGGCAGCTTCCACTTTCTTTGCCGGTTCCGCCTGGACCGGTTCCGTTTTCGCGGGAGCTGCTGCAGCGGTCACGGCCTGAGGATCTT